GGGAAAAAAGTAAAACGTAAAGTACGGTATAAGCCTACGCTTTACGTTCCCGTTCAAAAAAAGACAGATTACAAATCCCTTTCCGGACATTCTCTCGCTCCGATTTCCTTTGATAGTATCCATGAGGCTAAACAGTTCATGGAGAAATATGAGGATCAAAAAGATTTAGTATTTGGTATGGAAAGATTCGCCTTTTCTTGGTTGGCTGAAAACCATCCAGGAATTGTTAATTGGGATTTTAGTCAATTAAATGTTCTTTCTTTAGATATTGAGGTCGCCTCAGAGAATGGTTTTCCTGATCCGACAGTCGCAGAGGAAGAACTACTTTCGATTACAGTAAAAAATTATACTAACAAACAAATTCTTGTTTGGGGCACTCGCCCGTATGAGATTCATAATTCTGATGTTCAATATGTTGAATGCTATAATGAAAAGGATCTTTTAAAACGATTTTTAGATTTCTGGGAAAATTATGGCCCAGATATTATTACTGGATGGAATATTAAGTATTTTGATATGCCATATCTTTGTAATAGAATAGATAAGATATTGGGAGAAGATGAAAAGAATAGATTTTCTCCATGGAATATTGTACATTCAAGAACAACATATATAGGCGCTCGGCCGCAAAATTCATATGATATTTTTGGAATATCTACATTGGATTATTTGGAGTTGTATAGAAAATATACTTATACAAATAGAGAATCTTATCGTTTAGATTATATAGCACAAGTAGAGTTAGGTCAGCAGAAACATGAGAACCCATACGAAACTTATAAAGAATGGTATACAAATGATTATCAATCGTTTATTGATTACAATATCCAAGACGTAGAGCTTATTGACCGGCTTGAGGAAAAAATGAAACTCATTGAGTTGCATTTAACCATGGCGTATGAGGGTAGAATGAATCCTCAAGATGTATTTTCTCAAGTTCGGATGTGGGATGTTATTATTTTCAACTTCTTGTGGGAGAGAAATGTAATTACGCCGATGAAAACTCGTAGTAGTAAGGGAGAGAGATATGAGGGTGCTTATGTAAAAGAACCACAAGTTGGTTTGCATAAATGGATTGTATCATTTGATTTAAATAGTTTGTATCCACATCTGATACAGCAGTATAATATTTCTACAGAAACTTTAATGAAGGATAGAAATCTTAGTGTTAATGTCGAAGCATTGTTGGAGAAAAGTTCGCATATTTATTTTGATCCAAATTGCTCTACTACACCAAATGGATCTATGTTTACGAATAAATATAAAGGCTTCATGCCCGCATTGATGGAGAAGTTTTATTCTGAAAGAGTTATTTTTAAACAGAAATCTATTGAAGCTCGGAAAAAATATGAAGAAACAAAACAAACGAAATATTTAAACGATATTTCTAAATTTAATAATATTCAAATGGCGAGAAAGATTGCCTTGAATAGCGCATATGGTGCTATTGGTAATGAATATTTTAGATTTTATAGTAACAGTATGGCAACTGCAATTACAACAGCAGGACAGTTGTCGATTAGATGGATTGAAAATAAAGTAAATGAATATCTTAACAGAATTTTACAAACAGAAGATAAGGATTATGTGGTTGCATCAGATACAGATTCCATTTACGTCTGCCTTGATGAATTGGTATCTAAATCTTTTCGCGAAAGAGATAATATACCGACGGATAAAATCGTCACTTTCTTGGCCAAAGTCGCTTCGCAGAAGTTGGAACCTTTTATTGAAGAATCTTATGGAGAGCTTGCTGAATATGTAAATGCCTTTGACCAAAAAATGTTTATGAAGCGAGAAGTTATTGCAGATAAAGCCATTTGGATTGCGAAGAAAAGATATATCTTAAATGTCCATGATAGTGAGGGGGTTCGTTATGATGAGCCTAGGATAAAGATGATGGGTATAGAGGCGGTGAAATCTTCTACACCAGCACCGTGTAGAGATATGATTAAAACAGCTTTGAAAATTATTATTAATGATGATGAAGTATCTTTAAATACATTTATACAAAGCTTCCGTAAGGTGTTTATGAAATTGTCTCCAGAAGAAATAGCATATCCAAGGTCTTGTAATGGGCTATCTAAGTGGTCGGATTCTTCCGGCGTTTTTAAGAAGGGCACCCCTATTCATGTTAAAGGTGTGTTAATGTATAATCACCTTTTGAAGCAGAAAAATCTTACTCATAAGTATCCGCTGATACAAGAAGGTGAGAAGATAAAATATCTTGAATTGAGAAAACCAAACATACTTCAAAGTAATTCAATTTCATTTATAGCAAATTTTCCTAAAGAATTTGACTTGAATGATATTATAGATCGTGATATAATGTTTGATAAGAGTTTTGTTGAACCTTTAAATTTTATTGTAAAAGAGATTGGTTGGCAAATTGATAGAAGTTATGGAACGCAAAGGACATTAGAGGCGTTATTTGGATGAAAATGTATAATCCATTACCAGATACCTTAACAATTAAAGAATCAAAAGTACATGGCCTTGGTTTATTTGCCGTAGAAAGAATTCCTGCTGAAAGATTTTTAGGTATAGGTTGGATAAAGGCTGAGCCAGCGCATGATGGTGTATGGAGAACTCCTTTAGGTGGGTTTATAAATCATAGTGATACTCCTAATTGTGTAAAGATATGTAAAGATGATCCAACCTCTGAATACATTTTTTTGTCAGTTGGTGATAAAGATATAGAGGCGGGTGAAGAATTAACAGTGAAATATACATTATATGATATTAACAAAAGAAGAAGCTTATTGGTCGGCAAATAAACTTGTAAAGTTTTTTGATTCATTTGACCGTATTGATAGTTATTTTAGAAAAAGAAAGATAGAGCGCATTGCGAAGATGCCAGCTCCTTTATTTGGTTTAAACCCATCGGATGATTTGTTTCAAGATTGGGATATGCACCCACAGGATATGGAGTTTGAAATAACAAAACGACCAAATGAGGTGTTTGAAAATTTGTTAGAGATTACAGCAAGTTTTACTCCGGATAATCCTCCAGGTCGTGTACAAAAGTATTGTGTGCAGGAGAAGAATTCTGGAAAGATTTGCGGGTTTATTAAAATGGCCTCTCCGATGATAAGTATTAATCCTAGAAATGAATGGCTCGGCCGACCTATAGACGGAAAGAATAAAGAAGAAATTGGTCGATTTAATCAAAGTGCTATTATGGGATTTATTATTGTACCCGCACAGCCATTTGGATTTAATTATTTAGGTGGTAAGTTAATGGCTTCAATTTGTTGTAGCCATGATATAAGGAGGAGATTAAATGATAAGTATGGGGGTCCATTTTGTTTATTTGAAACTACATCGTTATATGGTAATATTAAAGGCGGTAGTATGTATGATGGTATGCGACCATATTTAAAATATAAAGGCGATACAATATCAAAGTTGTTTTTAACTTTTAGTGATGAAGTGTATTTTTCAATGAGAGATTGGTTTTATAAAAAGAATGATGGAGAGCCATTAATATGCCCTGTTACAGAAGCCGGCACTCCAATTACTGGTCATAAATTAAGAACACAAAATAAAATGATTAGTATTATTACTAATTCATTAAAAGAGCATGATACTGAAGCTTTTGAAAAGTTCCAAGAATTTAAGAAACGTGCCGGTTCTATTACTACACAGAAAAGGTTTTATTCTTCAACTTATGGTTTTGAAAATAGCAGAGAATATTTTTTAGGAGAAACTGATACTTTAGTAAAAAGTGACCAGTGGGAGAAGTATGAATTAGAAAATATTATTAAGTGGTGGAAAAAGAAATCAACCAAAAGATATGAGAATTTAATAAAGGAGGGTCGACTGCGTAAAAAGGTAGAAGTTTGGAATACATCTAATATGGAAGAATTGGATATTATACGATGAATATTTTTGAGAAAAAGAAAATTCAATATGCAAAAACAGTCCGTATATTAGTTTGGCCTAATATAACTTTCCAAGAAGATTTGGAAAAGGATAGTTATATACAAGTTATTAAGCAACAGATAAAACTTTTAAATGAAATCAGAAATGATTTATGGTTTTATCTAATATTACCCAAACCAGTACCTTCTTTAGTATTCGATAACGTAACGCAATATTACGTCCCGTTTCCCACATATCCGCCGGCAATGCGTTCTCATTTTGATGTGGTTGCCCTCCGAGAATATATAGGGTCTGATAAAGATTTTGATCTTATTATGTCACATCTACCCGAACATTCTCATGCGTTGAAGAATACTTTATATAATTTAACACACCATGCACCAAAGTTCATGGGCTATTGTCATTGGTTTGATTTGGACACTGTTGTCCGTTGGCCCGTCCATTCTTTTAATCAGAACATTATGGGTCTATTAGAATATGAAACTTGTTATTTAAATACTTGGCATCAAAAATTATTAGTTTTAGATCAAGCAAAGAATTTAGTAAATGATAAAGTATTAGAGCAGTTGGATAAAATACTTGAGGTGCAGCATCTAGGTGTAAATGCAGAAGATATCACAGAGGTGAATACAAATCCAGAAAGAATAATAGTATTTAATCACAGACCTGATACATATAAACATTATAATGATTTTTTAGAGGTTTGTGATAGACTGTGGAATCAAAGGAAGGATTTTAAAGTTTGGGTGCCACTCGCACCTTCTGCTGATAGGGAATATATTACTGTTGAAAAGGGAAATAAACAATGGTATTATAACAAATTAAATAATTGTTATATGGGAGTTTCACCTAAACAAATATATGGCGGTTGGAGTGTAGCCACAACGGATGGTTTAATGAACGGAGTTCCTTATGTGATGTATAATGATACATATTATAAAGAGTTGAATCCGCTTGCAGATTTCTTTACTGGCCACGATGAATTGCTTTATTTGTTAAATGAATATTTAGATTCCTTAGAGAAAAGGAATAAAGTGGCGCAAGAATCTTTAGAACATTCTTATACTATGCTCTACCGGGATAGAATGGATGAAATGTCTTTTGAAATTAATAAGTTGGTGTCAGAATCAGGTCGGATACAAGAGTCGGAAAAATTAGACCAAATAATAGATTGGATTAAGACAAGCAAATCTATTAGCAAAAAGGAAATAATGAAACAATTAGGTTGGGGACGTGGTATTAAATGGACACAATACCGACAAGCTCTTTTAAATCATCCTAATATTTTTGATGTGATGGATGAGTATCCAAAATATTGTTGGAGAGAAAATAATGATCAAAGCATTTTATAGAAGTAAGAAGTGGGCCTTATGGGCATACGGCGGCGGTGCGCTGTTAGTAGCCTCTCTATGGATTCAAGTCCAACTTACAGTAGCAATCAATACTTGGTATGGCGGGT